GAGAAGAGCCGTTGGCCCAAGTCCAAGAATCGTGCGATGGTTGCGTTCTGTTTGATACCCATGTCAGTTGTCATCTCCGTCTCCCTGTGTTGCTGTTCCTGCCAAGTGTAGTGCCAGTGAAAGGAACGTGAAGAAGAGCGCCCAGTTTTGGATGGGTCCTGAGAGGGTCATGATGGTGATTGCTGACGCTCCGAGGGTGAAGCCGAGCGCCAAGATTTCATGCCCTATTTTCTTGAACATTTCTAATTCCGTCTACGCAGGCTCGTTCCAACTGCGACAAGTGTAGAAGAGACGGCAACCAATGTTCTACGTTCGTCAACGGGAATCGTTGAACCGATCATCACATACGAGTCGAACAGCCCGGTGAACACGTTGATGGCTGACTCGAACGCTTTGCGTACCTTGGTTGGTGCGTCTTGAACTGCGGCCACGATGGCTTCACCGTCTGCTGCGGTGAGGTCTTCAACGGTGATGGTCTCGAAGATGGCTTCGGCTTGTTGTTCGGTGATGGCGGCGAGGACTTGTGGGCTGGTGGCAAGTTCGGTGGCCTGTTCTGAGGTGGGTGTGGCTGCGAGAACTTGGTTGATGGCTTCAACGATTTGGTCGTCGGGGAGGTTGGTGATGTCTTGGAGGAGTTCTTGGATGGCGGTGTCAACTTGTTCTTCGGAGAGTACGGTGGCTGGTTGTGATTCTTCTTCTGGCTGTGGCTGTTCTGTTGGCTCCTGGGGTGTTGTGGTTGTGGGTGTTGGTTCGCTGGTTGTTGATTGAGGAAGCTCAGGTTCGGTTGGCTGAGTCGTCTCAACAACTGGATCGGGAGTCTGGGTTGTTGTAGTTGTCTCCGGTTCTGGTTCGGAGGTTGTGGTTGTTGGCTCGGGTTCGGTGGTCGTGGTTGTGGTGGGTTCGGGTTCGGGTTGGGTGGTGCTGGTGACGGGTGGCGTGTAGACCGTCGTTGTTGTGGTGGTGAGTTCTGTGGTGGTGGTTGATTCGATAGTGGTGGTGACTGGCTCAGTTGTTGTGGTTGTGGGTTGAGTGGTTGTGGTGACGGGCTCAGTCGTTGTGGTTTCGGGTTGAGTGGTTGTGGTGACGGCTTCAGTTGTGGTCGTTGGTAGTTCGGTGGTGGTGGTTGGTGGGGTGTTGTTGCGGGTGAATGCTTCGTCGGGGACGATGGCCCAGCCGGTGTTGTTGATGTTCCAGGCGAGCATGTAGCAGGTTCCGCCACCCCACTCAAAGAACCAGCCGTCCAACGGCTGTGAACCAGGCTCGACGTTGAGGGTGACTTGTTGGCTCCACTGGCAGCCTTTCAGGTTCCATGTGCCGAACTCTGTTCCGGCGATATCTACGGTGCCACCGTCGTCGGCTGCAACCATGAACTGAATCGTCTGATGTTCAGGGATGGTGATGAACCCTGTGTAGTGAACCATGAAAAAGTCATAGCCGCAGTCTTGGAATGGTTCGCCGTTGAAGTTGCGATTGATGTTGTTCTCCACCTCCGATCCGCACACCGGGTAGAGGTCATCGGTGCGTTCAGGTATGCCTGTCGGCTGGAAGGTGTAGCCGACGGCGTTGAGACCGGGCTGTGGTTCAGCTTGCGCCTGGATAGGCCAGAACGCAAACACAATGGCGGGAAGCGCAATCAGCGCCCGCTTCATTCCTGTGGTCTATTTATGAAGACGTCATTGTCTTCGTCGTACAAATCGCCAATGGATGCAAACTTGCCACGAAACGGGTTTTTGCCATCTCTATGCTTGCTGTTGGTTTCGGTCACACCAATCGCTTCACCGTTTCCGTCAAAGATTGTTTCTCCGTCGTAGTAGGTGTTGTAAGAAGTTCGCTTACATGTCAGGCCACGAATGTTGCCGTAGTAAATTTCCCAAGACGTAATGCCTTCAGGCAAATCATTTTCGTCTCGTCCAGTAATGACCTCAACGACGAAGTTGTTGGAATCAAGAAATGCGTAGTGAGCCATGTCTATACCGTTATTGAGTCCGTTCCTGCGGTGAATGTGTAGACACGGAAACCAGTTCGACTACTCGTTGAAACTGTGTATGTCAGACCTGCGCCGATTGATTTGAGAGGGGCAAAGGAATCAGGGTAGGCGATGATGACGACTCCGGACGCTCCGTTAGCTCCTCCGGGTGTGGTGTTGCCGTTTGATCCGCCACCGCCACCACCACCGAGGTTGGCAACACCACCGCCACCATTGGCCGCCACTGTCGTATCTTTCCAACCTCCTTCTCCACCTTGAGCACGAGTTACAGATGCACCAGTAATGCTTGATGCGCTACCTGCACCCTGTGCGCCACCGTTGGGGTTGCCGCCTAGCCCACCTGCACTACCAGCGCCACCGCCACCGCCACCAGTTTCTTGTGTTGCGTTACCAGCACCACCGTTGTTGCCTTGTCCGACTGTGCCAGTACCACCAGCCTTGGTAAATGAACCGCCACCGCCTGATCCCCCGTTTTCTCCAACAAGATTGCCTCCGGCGTTGCACCCACCGCCACCGCCTCCACCAGTTGACGTGATGCTGCTGAACACCGAGTTGTTGCCGTTGCCACCAGATAGTCCCGAGTTGTTTGCTCGACCTGCTCCGCCACCACCAATAGTCACGGTGTATGCAGTTCCAGGTATTACTGCAAATGATGAACTTGTCTGATATCCACCAGCGCCGCCACCACCACCGGAGCCGTTTGTGTTGCGTTGACCGCCGCCTCCGCCGCCGCCAGCGAGAACAAGATACTCAACGCTCGTTGGAGCCTGAGCACCAGAAGGCACTGCAAGGATTTGCATTGTTTAGCTCGCTATGTTTCCGAGAAGCAGCCAAGCGTTTGTGTCGTATTGAACACAAGTGGCGACTGCGTATTGACCTTTCGTTTTGCGTGCCGTTCCGTCAGAGACAAGAGTGACTCCCGACGCAGTACCGAACGTGATTTGTGCAGTGCCAAGTTGTGCAACATTTATCTGATCGCCAATAGCCAAACCAGATGATGCCACAGTTGGAATCGTGACCGTTGCAGAACCGCCCGTGAATGTAACCAGTTTTCCTGCGTCGGCTGAACCGAAAGTGTAGGAGGTTGCTGTGCCTTGTGCATTCACAGCAATGATGGCTTCGGCCAGACCGTTGGCCTGCGCTGCTGTGAACACCTGTCCAGAAGAGAAGCTCTGTCGTGCAGTCATATCGTGCCTATCCTAGCCCAACAGTTGTGTCATCAAGTTCGCTGGTGTCAAGGATGAATTGGGTGATGAGTTGGGCTTGACCGAGACCGAGTCGGATGCGATGAAATCCTGGCGTGATGTCATGACTCAGGTTCTCGATATACATCGTTTTGGTGACGGTTCCCGGTGCGCCCTGCTGGTAGGTCTTGCTGATTTCTACGAGGTCTCCGATGTCGAGGATGGAGACGGCTTGGCCGTTGCTGGCGCTGAGTCCGTTGACGAGGATGCTCATTTCGTTGAAGCGGACGACGGGGTCTTTATATTTGGCGAGGAGGTTGGCAGCCAGGGTGTCGCCTGCTGCTTGGGTGTTGAGTGGGACGTCGGAGAGGCTGAGTGTGTTGACGCCGAATTCGGTGGTGCTGGTGGTGTCGACTGCGGTGGAGACGGCGAAGCCTTGGACGCCGACTTGGATTCGGTTGTAGAGGGTTTCTGCGCCGTAGCCGACAGAGAGTTCTTGGTAGGGGATGACGGTGCCGGCTGGCGTGTCCGAGAATTGGATTCCTGCGGTGTCAAAGGAGTAGGAGATGCGAGGTTGGAAGACTGCTGTACCGCCACGATCTATATAGAAACGCCCGTCTTCTGCGAGCATGACTGCGTCAATGGCTGATTTGACGTTGTCGTTGGCCTCATAGGCGACGGTGCCAACGGTGGCCACCCCGGTACCGATGCTCCTGGTGGCAGTCGAGTACGCCACTTCTGGGCGATCCAGGATGGCGGTGACTCGGGCGGAGGTGAGTTGGCTGGATGGATTGAAGGCAGTGAGGTTGGTGCGACCTAGGGCGGAGAGGTCGTCGACGCAGGTGATGATGGCGAAGCTGTTGTCTGGTTGCTGATAGTCGATGTCGAGGTCGTTGACTCGTCCGACAAAGAGTGGTTCTTGTCCGGCTGTGCCTGCATAGATTTGGACGAAGCGTCGTGGGGCGATGCCGTAGCCGTTCTGAACGTAGGGGGATGCGGTGTTTGCCGGGTCAAATGATCTGCCTGATGCTTTGTCGTCAAGCACGATGGTGGCTTGTCCAACTGGCATGGATTGAAGTTGGTCAGAACGTCCACGGCGAATAGACACGCTGGTCACATACTCAGTAACGTCAGCAAAATCCGTTGAACCGTCCAATACGTCAGGGCCGTCGAGTGTGGATGAATCAAGGGTGAACGCATCTTGCAACAACCCGGTATCCATCAACACCCTGTAGGTCTGCCCCCAAATAGATGTTTTAGCCACAATCAGACCTCAACGTATTGAGATAACGGACCAGAAACTTTTGTGTACGCACGCAGAAAATCAACTATCTCTTGACCAACCTGAGTACCTGAAGCACCCATACCCGCATTGACAACAACCTGAACATTCACGCCCCCACCACCAAGTTTGTTGTTCGGCACAATGTTTCCACTCCCTGATGGAACAAACATTTCTGGACCACGTTCACCAACAATGTATGGTCGCCCAGACACTACAGGACCACCAAAAGCACGCCCAGGAGCACCAGTGCGAGCCACACGCAACTCTCTACGGCTCGCACGCAACTCCTCCTCCGCTTGACGAAGATTGTCTGTAGCAGTCGCAGCACCCTCACGAGCATCACGAAGATCCCTTGAAGCAGCAGCCTGATTTTCTTCAGCCGTCACAATGTCTTTAGACAACTCCACATATTCTTCATCACCCTCACGAATACCCTCAACAATCTTGCGGTATTCCTCCTGTGCAGTAGTAAGATCCTCAACTGCCTTGGTTTGATTATAAATTGCATCCTCAACAGCAGTTTTAGCATCTCGAAGTTCCAGTTCAGCTTCAGCCAACTCATCAGGAGTGGCACCAGTAGCACGAACCTCAATAACCTTTCGTTCAGCCTCACCAACATCAAGCAGGGCGTCACGCAAACCAAACTTTGCTGACACTAACGCCAACTCAGCACGACGCTTCTCAATCGGTGAAGCTTCGGGATCTTGCAATGTTTTGGCAAGAGCTTCTTCAGCCTCTTGAACAGCAAGAGTTGCTTCCTCTACATCAAGTTTTGATTTCTCTAATCCAAACTCAGCATTCGTCACTTCATTTGGGTCGGCTGCCTTAGCTCGTAATTCAGCCAACTTTTTCTCTGCCTGAATGACTCGATCTTGAGCATCTTTGACCTCGGTATTGGCCTTGCTCAAATCTCTTTGGGCCATCGTCAAGGACCTTGAAGCGGCAGCACCTTTCTTGGACTCTAAACCAAAACCACGAATCGCTTGAGACAATTTTTCCTTTGCCTTGATAACCGACTCATTTGCTTGATCCAAACCTTTTTGAGCGTCCGTAACTCGCTCAATTGAGTTTCTTTCGCTAATTTGTGCAGAGGAGAGACTTCTTGTAGCAGAATCAAGTTTCTTTTTAGCATCAGCAATTTTGTCTGTTGCAGAAGCACCAGATTTCAGTGAGTCAGCCACCTTTTTTGCAATGTCATTGAATTGCTTTTCGTTCGTTATATAACGAGTTGAGGCGTCGGTGACCTTGCCACGAGCCAGCGCACTTTGCAACAAAGCTTGTGAAGTTGTCCTAACAATAATTGGAGTCTGTTCAATCTCATCATTGAGACGACCTTGAGCAGCAATCGTCAAATTGACCGAAGCACGATAACGCTCAATAGCATCTTTCAAGTCGTTGTAAGAACGACTTGATGGGTCAGTAACTTTGAGTTGAGCTTCAAGTGCGTCAACAATTTGAGCCGCTTTTGTTGGGTCACTATCTAAGAACTTTCGGAATGTTTTATCAAGCACTTCAATGTCAAGTTTGATGTCATCAGACAACAACTTGAACTGTCGACCAAACGACTCAAACTTGACCACACCACCGATTGCACCAATCGGATCCAATTTTCTCAAATCCGCTTGTGCGACACCAATGAACTCTCGAATCGCATCCTCTGCTGTTTGCGTACCAGACTCAAAACCATTCAATGCGGCAGCAGTCTTTTTCATTTGATCTTCAAGACGTCGGGTCCCACCGGTGACTTCATTTAGAACACTCGCTACTGCTTGAGCGGCCAACAAACCGGTCAAAGCTGAACCCAACCCTCGAACCGCTACGCCCGTACGAGTAATTTGACCTTCAGCATTTCGCATTGTGATGAGACCCCTGGTGAACTCATCATTCATCAGACGTTTCTGAAATGCGGCAATCTTCAAGTATCCGGCAAGTGCCAACACAGTTGTCGATAGAACACCCAAGACACCGCCAAGTACGCCAACTGCCGCACTGTTTCTGGCAGCAAAATCAGCAAATGTTCCCAAAACTTTGACGAATGTCTCAAATACTGGTAGAAGTGCTTTGCCAATGTCTTCCTGTAGTTTGCCTAATGAATTTCGGAAAGCCTGCATTCGGCCTTCCGTGGTTTCACGCAAAGAAGCATTGAAGCCTTTGTAGGTTGAATTGAGAACCTCAACCAGAGCAGCAGACCGTTCAGACTCAGTTCCATTTTCAATCGTCGCTTTTGTGGCCTCATCAAGAACAAAACCAACACGAGTAAGCGCACCGAATTGGCCATTCAGGGCTTGAGCCAAGCCATTGGTCATTGCCTTGAAATCTTCCGCAGTAGCAGATGCACCTTTTTCGGCTACGACATAGTCAACGATTGCGGGCGTCAATCTGGCAATCGTGTCAGCCTGCAAATCAAAAGTTGCGAGTTGGGATTGCAAAATTGTGATATTGCCACCAGCAACAACACCAACCTGCTCCAAGGCGTTTGCCTGATCGTTTAGTGCATCAACCTGAGATGCAGTCGCTTTACCAGTAGTCAGAAGGATTTGACGTAGACGTTGCTGCTGAGCCTCCTGCTCTGCTGCTGCTCTGACCGCCATGCCAGCACCAGCAACTAAACCACCAAAAACACCTGCTGCTGCAGTAGTGAGTATCTTGAAGGTGGGAAGTAGTTGTTGAAGTTTGGCGTTCGTGATGCCGAATGTTTTTTCAGCTTCACCACGGACTGTCTGAAAATCCTTGATGAGTTGGGTTGGGTCAGCCAACAACTTGACAACGAATTGACGCTCAACGGCCATAAGCGGCAATTCTACTCAGTCAAGAACCCAGGACTTTCGCAGGTCACGAAACTCACCCAACAATTTCGCTGCAATCTGAGGTTGAGTTAGTCCAGCAAATCGACTCAAATCCTGTGGTTCATTCCACCAAGATTCGGGGCGCCAATGCTCATTTCTGCTTTGACGAGTTTCTGCAGTTCTCGGCGAAGGATAAGTGCGAACTGTCGGAGGTACGAACAACTCTCCCAACTCGGCATCCAGAAACTCACCATGCCCATATTTCCGAGACGACCAATCAAAGTGACCAACCGGATGCTGGGGGAGATAGAAGATTCGAGCAGGATCCTTAGTTGCTGGGTCGCCCACGATGTTGATTCGTTCATGCAACCGAGTCCATACTTCACCCCAACGATGCGCAGGAACCGGGTCTTTGAGTGGTAGAACCAAGTGCCAGTGTTCGTCATTTGGGCGATGTGACCAAGTGGTGTAGGCAAACCATTCCAAACCATCCAAACGAGCGTGGTCAAACGATTCACCGTCCATGTCAACCACCAGACAGGTCACTGCTTCCACATTGTGATTCCCTCGTGTCGTGCCTGGTGCATAGATGACTGGTGACCACAACGCACGCTGATCCTTGCGTTTGGTTTCCTTGCGGATGCAAAGACGAGACCACAACTGAATCCACGAACCTGCAAACGGCTTCGGGACTATAGATTTTACATAATCAAATCTGACAGCACGAACGTGGTCAAAACTGACTTCTGGGAACATGGCGGGCTCCTTTTGCTTCAGCGTAGTATCAAGTTGCGCCTTTGGCAAGCTCTTTCAGAATGCGCTCAATTTCATTGGAGTATTCCTCAACAATGAATGATTTGCTATCCCGCACTGCCTGCCAAAAGAAATAGCCCTGACGGCCTCGATGACGCAAGAACTGTTGCGTCGTAGGTCGACGACGACCACCAAATTCAGCGCCGTAAAACACGTCACCCATTGTGACTTTACGAGTCAATCCAGGTCCGAATGCTTTACCTCTAGTTCGCTTGGTATTAGAACGAGATTTTGATGGATACAGTCTTTGATGGTCAAGTTTGATTGTTGGAATTCGATCACGTCGAGCACGCAAGGCATTCGCCACCACTTGTGCTTGTGATCGGCCTGAAGAGCCAGGACGTTGTGCTCCATGAGGAGGCTGTCCAGACGCATTCTGTTTCGCCTTGTCAACTACATGTTCAGCTATTTTTTCTGATGCTTTGCGCAGTGCCTTGGAAAATCCTTCTTGTGCTTGACTTGCATCACGCAAAAACTCCATAAGACCCGGTGCGGCAAATGCAACTTCACCTGCTCGACCTGCCGCAACTCGTGTATATGTGTAGCCCTGAGATTTTGGTCGTGGTATAAGTGCCATGTCAGCGAGTGTAGGGCGTGTTTGGGTTCTGTTTGATTGAACGCCAATACATGTATTTTTGCATTGTCCACAACATTCTTGGTGACTCAGCCAACAGTTGAGAAGGGGCGATGCCCGTCTCGCACGCCAAATAGGCGATCATCCAGTGGGCTGAGTCTTCTCCAAAGGGACAATCTTTCCCTCCCCAGCATCAAGACTGATATTGCTGACAGTCTCTAGCCATTGGTCAAAACTGGTTGTTGTCTTATTGCGTCGTTTTTCTGAATGCCAAGCCAGCCAGGCAAGATCACGGATTTTGATGTCCTGTTCAACTTTTGACATTGAGACACTGTGAGCTTCCTCGTATTTGACGAAGTCAACAAACTCAGCGACACATTCTCGTGATTCTTCATCAGGTCCGTAGACCCATAGAACCAATTTCATGTTTTACCTCCGCAGGGTGAAGTGGTTATATTTAGGCGCCGACGCTCTTGGTAATTCCGCCGGAGATTGGGAAAGTGACATCGGCAGTGGCAAGGTCGCCAACCGCTCCATTCACAGGAGTCCACTCGGTCACGAGCACTGAGCAGGTGTAGCTCGGGTTAGCCGAAGAGGCAGCAGCAGTTCCGTTTGGCTTGATGACGCAGCTGACTGCGGTTGAGCCGACGAGAGGGAAAAAGATTCCGTCGATGGCGTTGTAGTCGTTGTGGATGCTGAACGTCACCGAGTTGTCAATGAGACCTGATACTCGGGTAACTGCTGACGATCCGAAGGCGGTGGTTGCAACTTCTGCGGCTGTCGTTGACAGCGTGACTGATGCGACGTTTGCCGAGATGTCGGTTCCGTTGAACACGATGTTCGCATCTTTGAGGACAAGCTTTGCCATGATTATTTGTCTCCTGCCTTATCGGCTGTTGAGGTTTTCTTTGGTGTTTCTGTAACTGGCGTGAGGACGCCTGCTGCAATCAACAACTCTACATTGTCAATGCCACTTCCGTCCACATGCCCGCCCGGCTGAATGCCGCTAACTGGAAATGGTCCTGATACGAGATATTTTGCCATGTTCTAAGCGTACACCGTGACCTTGAAATCCATCGTCAGATACAACGTGTCATTGGCGTCAATGTTCGTAAAGTTCCCAGCCGAACCGACAATCAAGTCATCACACACACCACCTAGGGTGCGGTCAGATTCGATGGCTGCACGCAACGACTGCGCACCACTCCACGCCGTGTACTGATCCAACGCATCCTGAGCCGTACGCTCCGACTGGCGATTCACCACGATGGTGACGGTGAAATCCATGACCACACCACCACTCGCCATACCTGTCTGATGGAATCGAATCTCGTCCAGCGTCGGCCACGCAAACGGAGGGTTCACCTGATCTGGTTGATAGTCAAAGGCACGCAACCCAGGCACCGACTGAATGGCGGTTTTGAGTCCGTCTTTGACTTGGCTTGGTGTTGCTGGCATTAGGCAAACATCCGCATACGTCGGTAAGGCTCAACCAACTGAGCCATGTCAGGGTCAAGGAACCGAGATACACGAATCGCACCCAAGTCACCGAACCCAGCCACACCGAGCGGGGAGTCGTAACGCTTGAAGATACGGGAAGCCTGGATGATGCAAGCTTGGGTGATTGGCTCCGGTATCGTCGCCCAACCCCATCTGGCAGTCACCTGCACCAACGCCTGCTCACCATAGTTCGCATTCACCGTCGGGAACAGATATGCGCCAACGGCACGAATCTTGTCATAAGACCAAGTGAGCCCGTCAAGGATGCCGTTCAACGGCTCCAACTGATAGTCACTCGTTGACCATGTCGTATCAAAGTTGCCGTCAGCAAACGACGAAGTCTTCAACACGAAACCTGTGGTCGTATAGAAATCGTCCACATCACACACATACTCAGTGTTCGCTTGGAACACACGAGCGGTAGCGGTAGTGGCAGCCCAGAACTGGCGGTTGCAATAACCGTCAATTAGACGAGAAGCAGCACCAACACAGTTGTCAATCAACGTGTCGTCAATCGTGTCACCGACCCCAATTCTCAGAGCCGACTTCACCTCATTGACTGTCGCATAACCGTTAGTCGCCATACTCGGTCAATCCTACTTGCCAACAAGCCACTGATTCCCAACAACCTCAACCTGAGCACCAACCGACCCAGCAAACTTGTAGACATCATTCCTCACAGCAGGCCAATCCAAATCATCACCCATCAACAACCCGCCCTTCACCAAAAAATCCCACGCCGTTGACAACTCCAAAAACGTCTCATCCTCCTCATGAGCCGAATCCACATACACCACATCGGGCCGATAGTTCGACACCCGCTCCAACACATTCATCCCCACAATCCCCGTCGCAGGCAACGGAGTAATCACATCCTCAAACCCGGCATCCTTCACGTTCGCCAAGAACCGTTGCCGAATCGTCGGAGCACCATTCACCAACCCAAGAAACCGCCACTTCCCAGACCGAACCAAATCCTGCTCCCAAGCCCACATATTCACATCACCCGTGAACGGATCAACACACACAATGTCCAACTCACACCCAAGACGCTCAGCCACACGAGCCACCAACAACGCCGACCCACCCAACATCGACCCCACCTCAACCCAATACTGAGGCTGCCGCTCACCAATCACACGCTCAACCAACGCCTCCGAAAGATGCGTATGCGGATACCCGTTATCCGACGGGCCAGCATCCGCATACACATCCTGCGAACCGAACAACACCCGACGAATCTCCTGACCGATCAGCCCCATGTTCCCTTGAACTTTCTCAAATAGTCATTCTCCAACACCATGTTCCGACGCCCATGATGCTCCACAAACCCCACATTCCGAGAATCCCGAAACTCAGGAAACACCACCGGCACCACACCAGCCGCAGCCGCATAACCCCGAGTCCACTCCACCTCAGCCCGAATCGAATCCCGTTGCGTCACCGGCGAATACAACTCCACCCGACCCAAATGCTCTCTCGTATAAATCCCCATAAACATTCCAAAAATACCGGGGTCATCAGTCACCGACACCGAACCCTCATGCTCAAACATTCGGTCAAAGAACGCCTGGTCTTTCACCACCACCGAATCATGCAGAAACAGAAACCGATCCAGTTGAGTGTTCTCATACAGCCACTTGATTTTCCCCAACTCCCACGTCCCACCCTGACGCAACACCAACACCTCACGCTCAATGCTTGCCAAACATTCAGCCAACCAAGCTTCACGCCCAGGAGTCGTGGCCACCACCACCGTCTCTTTCAATCCCACCCCAACTCCAATCGTCGATTCAAGTCCCAATCCAACGGAACATCCTGCACCATACGCTCCTCAAACAACCTACGATTCGCATCAAACGTCGCCTGATTCTTCTGCTGAAACTGAGCACTCGACTGCAACGTGCTGGAGTTCCGATGATAAATCGCAGCCGACGAACGCCCAATCTCTACACCCTTACGTTGCGCCCGAATCTCATAGTCATTGTCCTCAAAATACGCTGGATGAAACCCCTCATGAAATAAGCCAACTTTCTGCACCACACCAGCACCCAACCAGAAACACGACCACGGCGGCTTCCCACCCAACACTAAATTGTTCGTCGACGCCAACCGAAACATGTCCTCAACACCGTTCGCACCGAACGCCACATCATGATTTACAATCAACCAACCCGACGCCTTGCACGTCGCCTTGATTCCCAGATTCCACGACGCAGCCACACCCAAATTCGTTGGCATCCGATAGTGAAATATGCGTTGCGCCTTATCAGTGAACGGCACCCACTTGGGATGATTCCCATTGTCAATCACCACCAGGTCACGAATACGGCCATCAAACGAAGCCAACATCGAATCCACTCGATGATGCTCCGTAAGCACCGGGACGACTACGACTGGGACAAGCGGCACCACTCAGCAATCTCCTTCATCGCCGGCTTCCAATGCGACTCAAACACAGCATCCGCCTCATAACGCTTCGCAAAGTCCACAGCCTTCTTAGAACGGCCACGACCACGGGCATACGCCTGCTCCAACGCATCCAAAATGCTCGGCACCGAAGGCGTCAAAAACCACGACTTCTGAGCAGCATCCCAAAACGGCTGACCCTCCACAACCCAACCATCCCCAACCAACTCCGGCTGAGCCGTAAAGTTCGAGACGATAACGGGCGTACCACACGCCTGAGCCTCCACCACAGGGATACCGAAGCCCTCCCCCATGCTGGCCGCCAGAAGCACGTCAGCGCCACTGTAGAGGGCTGCCATAGCGTTCTGGGGCAAACCTAGACGATATAGGTAGGCGTCGGCATATTTGATGCGATGCGGCTCAATACCGCACATCTCAGCCAACTCCTTCAAGTTGATACCACCAGCCGACCCCATCTCCTCAGAATGCATATACAACACCGCATCAGGATGCTTCTGGGCAAACATGCTGAACGCCATAAAGTTCTCAGCGAACGCCTTGCGTGGCGGATAGACACCCTTGTTCGCTGCGGTCATCATGACCACAAACTGATCCTCAGCAAACCCCATGATTTCACGGCCAGTAATTGACTTGCCACCCTGGTCTTTGATGCTTGGCGTCGGCTTGAACACCGACTCAATACCGTGAGGAACATACAGGCTGCGAATCCCTAACTGCTCCAACATGCGAGCACCGAACTGGCTCATCGCAATAGGCATCACATTCGGACGTTGACAAAACGCAGCAACCTCCGGCGGACACGGCTGATGATCCACCGGCACCCACGACGCAATATTCGGAACCTTGTCCAAGTTCGGGGCCTTCAACACCCACACATCAAACAACGTCATCAGCAACTTCGGCAGATTTGTTGCCTGCGTCCACTCCATCCAATGCGCAACGACCACATCGTCGCTATATGCACTCATTCCCCTCGGGTAGATTTTGATGCCGTTCCACGTCGACGTTGACCCTTCGAGCCCGTAGATTGCGTGGATTGCGATTTCGTGCCCGTCTTTGATGAGCCTTTGGACCGCTTGCTGGGTTTGTTGGCCGTAGCCCGTTCCCGCCCACGGGGCGTTCGAGTACCAGAGGGCTCGGACTGCGTCCGAGGATCTACGACTGACTCCTCTGGTAAGTGTGCTGCGCCCCGCTGCAAGAGCAGGATCGCCGTCGGGTCGGGTAAGTCCAATGGGACTCCCTTGATGATTATTCGCATTCACGCAGTCTCCTCTCGCAGGTAGCAGGTTGTTCTATCAAGTGTAGATGGGCCGGGATGACCCTGCGTGTTTCACCCCGACCCATCTAACTTTTGTAGCCCCAATCAAGGGACTTCTTCAACTTGGCTGAATCAGCTGTTGTTGATGAAGTACTTGATGTGGCTTGGTTGTGGCAGGTTACCGTCCACGCGCATTGACGCACGGAAGGTGACGAGGTCCGCATTGAATGCGTAGTCGTCGCTGCGATCCAAACGGAGACCGCCAGCCATACGGACGTAGTAGCTGGGGAGGTGTCCGAACAGGACTGACTTGGCTGCCGAAGCCTGCGAGGCCATTGCTGGGTTCTCGTAGACCGGGAAGTTGAGGACCTGGTCGTTGCCATCTGCCAGCGCTGGGCTGAAGATGTAGTAACCAGCAGTGTCCTTCAACTTACGGACAGCGCCGAGGGATGCGGTGTTCATCATCCAGCCAACGCCGGGGAGACGACGTGCCGCACCGTCCAGGCTGTACGCCAAGTCGATGAGGTTGTCTGCGGTGAAGAGTCCACCTGCGACGGTTCCGAGCACGCCCGAACCTGCGGCAGCAACGACACCCTTCGGCTGGGTTGTACCAGTTCCGACGGTGAGTGCGTTGTTGACGGCGAAGCCGATTGCGTTTCCGGTTTGCGTGGCAAGGAAGCTCAAGATGTCAACACCCGAGTCTTCGATGAGTTCACGGCTCAACTGCACCAGGAACGAGTACTTGTAAGCACCCAAGGTGATGAAGCTGTTGAACGTCGGATCGGACTCGCTGATGGCTGAGCCTTCGGCGGTGATTGCCGCCGTTGACCAACCAGCCTGCGATGGAATCTGGAGGTTCTCGCCACCGGCAGTGCGCAGCACTGTGGAGGTGTCAAGCATTGGGCCGACAAGGCGAGCCTGCGCAATGACCTGGTCGTAGAACGACGTTGGTACTGGTGCGCCGGTGGATGCCTTGGTGACGTCACGCTGCTCGAAGGTGAACGAACGGGTCTCGCCACGAGCCATCGAACGGAGCACGTCTGCATCGGTTGACACAGCCTTGGCCGTTGGACGTACTTGGCCGGAGATTTCACGGGTTGCCGCTTCAATCTTGGCCTCACGCTCCGCATCAGCCTTGAGGGCTTCGATGCGGGCTGCACGCTCGCTGAGTTCGTCGTTCATCTTCTTGTACGACGCTTCTTCTTCGGAGGTCAGGTCACGCTTCTCGGCAGCAGCCGTGTCGAGAAGAGCTTTCGCTGCTTCCCAAGTGCGCTGACGCTGTTCGACCTGACGGTCAATATATTCCTTCATTTGAGTGAATGTCCTTTCTTGGACGGTTTTGGGGTACGCAAGGATTTGGTATCGCACCCAGCGAGGCTCCTCAACTGGCAGTAGCAGCGGCTCCGCACATCAACTGTGCGAAGAATCCTAGGCGATGCTCTTCAGCAAATCAAGTTGCTTCTGCAACACACCGATTCGAGATGGTGCAGCTTCGGGTTGTTTGCGCAACTTGGCAACAACATCACTCAACAAACCAGCCTGATCGTCATCCAACTCCGAACCAGATTCCAGCATCGTGATTGCAACAGCCAGTTTGTCTGCGTCAACTTGTGCACGCTGAGCCAACGTGTCAACGCTGCGCACACTGGCAGAGGTGGCTGCGTATGCCGGGAAACCAGTCACCACAGAAACCTCATACAGTTTCACTTCCTTCAGTTCACGCACATTGCCATCATCAGACCATTGGTCGCCACGAGCAGGAACAGAGAAACCGAACGACATTGAGTCCACATCGCCACGCTTGATGAGCGTTGACAAGTCACGCCCAACTGTGGTGTCTGGCAAATCGGCATCAACTTTCAGACCACGCTCATCTTCTTCAAGACGCAACGTCTTGGCACGAGTTGTTGCCAACAGCATTGACGAGTCGTGGTTGAGGTACATGCGCACATTGTTTCGTGAACGCAACGACTTCCTGAATGCACCAGGCAAAATGCGTTCCGTGAACGGCAACGGTTCTGAGTCAGAGTTGAAGACTGCGGCATATCCGCTGAATGCCATGCCGTCACCGGCTGGACCTTCACGCAACTCAAACTGGTTGACAGTAAGGCGGCGGGTCTCAATCTTCTCAGTCATGGCAACCAATGCTAGTAGGGGACTGATGCTACTTGTCCAAGAGTAGGCGAGACAAACGAGTCAAGGTCTTGAAGTAGCCGAGGCGGCCTTCTTCTTCTCGGACACGTTCTGCTTGACGCTCAAACCATTGCATCGCAGGACTCGGATCTAGCGGGTTGATTCCCCACAGGTAGAACGCCACCGCACCAGCACCGGGGAACATGTCGTTGTTGGCATCAGAGTTTTGTGGGGCTTCCAAGTCGACGAGATGTCGAGCACCCCAGGCGTTTGCCCTGATGACTTTGTCTTCGGTGATTCTGCCTGCGGCCATGTCACGAGCTTCACGGATGGTGCGAGCCACAAGCCCGTCACCGCCGAGGCCTTGACCGTAGTAGTCCAAACCTTTTCTGGCTGCCGCCCGCACATACTCGGGGACATCAAAGGAGAGTTGGCGGTAGATGTTGATGCCTGGGTCGTAGTAGTAGGGGTTTTCTGAACTGACGTTGCCGGTCTGAACGGTTTGTCCAGGGTTCTCATTTGGCAGTCCGGTGACGGATTCCCATGCGTTGCAGTAGTACGACGGTGCCACCAACGCTTCCCACCGGAGGCAATAGAAATCTTTGTAGTAGCCGCAGTTGCCGCAATTGTGGTTGGCTGGCACGTCGGCTGTGACGGCAGGACGATAGTTGTCGGGTAGTTCCCGATCCTCCATGTTGTCCTCATCTTCGTCCTCTGGCTCATCCTCTGGTTCTTCCAATTCCCCGATTCGAGTGAGGGTAGAGAACTTGTGGCCGACGATGACATCGGTGTCTTCCCAGCCACCTTCAACTTGTTGATATATCTGAATTAGGGCCACCGGGTCATCTTCTGAGGCTTCCAACTCGAAGTCGGTACCTGGCACCCGCACCGTACCCGAACGGAAGATTTCTTGAATCTCGCCACGAGCACGACCACCCGAACTATTCCACGAAACATAGTCACCAACCTGCAACTCATCAGGACGAGCACGCTCGCCACCCGGCTCCATCTCCTCAGCAATAGACACCGCAACCATCTGGTCAATGGCCGCCTGTTTGCTGGTATGACAGCCGATGACTTCACCGTCATCTTTCTCAACTGCCCAACCTGAACAGTTGGCATTGGAATCAGAAATGAAGTACGGCATTACGGCGTGATATGCAACCAAGTGACAGTATGACCAGATTTTGTTGAGATTGCGTAGATGACGGTGTCAGCATAAATCGTCAACTCCACATCACCACTCTTAGGAATGCCATGACCATTTGACGTCGTAACAGCAGAACCGCCGACATACACCGTGTCCGTGTTGTCTTGATTCACCACGTGAATCACACCAGGCTGCGCCCGTGACGGATTGAGAACAGTCGCCACAGTTCCAACAGCTACTTGACCTTGATACACAGCCATGATTTACCTCAGCCATCAACACTAGCCGTGTGCGAACAGCCGTTCATCATATTCTACTGAAAGTCGAGCAACTTCAACTTGAATAAGTGCGTTGCGTTGACGCTGTGCAGTATGGGCTCCAATGTGCTGTCTGTAAAGCAGTTTTGGAATGTGATGACATTTCGTGTGCAGATAGGTGCGCAGGAACAGTTCGTAGTCGTCTGCAACACTCATCGCAGGGTTGTGTCCGCCGATTTGCCGGTACACGTCTGCACGCCAGGCACGAACATGATTTGGGGCCGAGACGATGTGGCGGACGGTGGTGGCGTTGAGTTCAGGGGCACGCATCACCCACACGCCATGCTCATCGTTCCAGTAGTGCGAGCCGTAGCCAAACGCCCATCCTTCGGGATAGCGGCCTGATTCACCTGACGGCAATATCTCGCACCAATCCGAATACACGAACCCGACGCTTGGGTCTCGGAACGCTGCCTCAATCTCGCTCAATGCGTCCGGTGTCAACTCATCGTCGTGATCCAGCTCGACCAAGATGTCGCCTTCTGCGACCATGAACCCGCGTCGCTTGACTTGACCAATCAACCCCGATGGCACATGACTATGGTGGGCGACGATCCGATACCGCTCATCGGAACAGAACCCGTACACCTGCCGCCACGTTTCATCGTTCGTCGAGTCATCCCAGACAACCCACTCCCAATCTTTATGCGATTGAGCCTTGAGACTTGCCCAGGTGCGAGCCAACACAACTGGTGGCGTGTTGTATGTCGGTGTGATGACTGAGATCAACCGAGAACGCATACTGGCGCAGCCCACTTCAACCCGGTCGCAGTAGATGAGTCAACAGTGAGAACATGATTGTTCGTGCCACCAACTGCCAGTCGAACGTTGGTTGTGCTGAACGTCAACAAGTCACCTTTGCTTGTCAACAGCGTGGAGCCTTGTGGACCTTGTGGGCCTTGAGCACCCGTCGCTCCCGTTGCGCCAGTTGCGCCTTGCGGACCGACAGCACCCTGCGGACCTTGCGCACCTGTTGCGCCTTGTGCGCCTTGTGCCCCGACATCTCCAGCACGAGAAAAATCAATGACACAGCCGTTGTTATTTGCTGGAGCAGTTCCAGAAATGTACGTCACTGAAATCTTGCGGTAGCCGGTTGCTGAGGTAACACCAGTGACATTGAACGTCGCAACAGATGTTCCTGTCGTGCGACCTTGAATAACCAATGTTCCTTCAACAGTGTTTGTCGAATCATCCCAAGAATCAATAAATGCAGTTTGTGTAACACCATCACCATCAACCAGATCGATGAAGATTTGTGTTACTGAACCGATGGTCGCATTGTTGAATCGGAAATTTCCACTGCCTGGATCAGAATCAGTTGTCGTCGTGCTGAAGGTGTAGAACAATCCGCCTTTGGCACCTGTTGCACCAGTAGCGCCTTGTGCACCCTGTGCACCTTGAGCACCCGTTGCCCCAGTTGCACCCTGAGCACCGACAGCGCCTTGCGGGCCGACTGCGCCTTGTACACCTTGAGCACCAGTCGCTCCGGTTGCACCCTGAACACCAGTCGCCCCGGTTGCGCCTTGAGCACCGACAGCACCCTGCGAACCAACTGCACCTTGTGGACCGACAGCACCTTGAGCACCCGTGGCACCAGTAGCACCTTGCGCACCAGTAGAGCCCTGCACACCTTGCGAACCGGTATCACCCTGCGGACCTTGAGCTCCCTGCGCTCCAGCAGCTCCCTGAGCGCCTTGAGGGCCTGTATCGCCCTGTGGTCCTACGGCACCCTGCGGACCAGCATCACCTTGCGGACCTTGCGCACCGACAGCGCCCTGAGCGCCCTGAGCACCCTGCGGTCCCGTATCGCCCTGCGGTCCAACATCACCTTGTGGACCTTGCGCACCGACAGCACCTTGAGTACCCTGCGGTCCCGTGTCGCCCTGCGGACCGACAGCGCCCTGCGCTCCCTGCGGACCAGCATCACCCTGCGCACCCTGCGGTCCGCTCGAACCTACGGCACCCTGCGAACCCTGAGCGCCCTGCGGTCCCACATCACCCTGTGGCCCCACATCACCTTGAGGTCCCTGTGATCCTTGCGATCCAGTAGCACCCTGAGCGCCCTGCGCACCTGCACCACCTTGCGGACCAACGTCACCCTGCGCACCTTGTGGTCCTTGTGATCCAGTCGCACCCTGAGCGCCCTGAGCGCCTGTTGCACCTTGAGCGCCTTGAGGACCAATCGCACCCTGTGGACCAGGAACCGTACTGTCAGCACCTTGAGGACCTTGCGCACCTTGAGAACCGGTTGCACCAACAGCACCCTGAACACCAATCGGACCCTGCGAACCCTGCGCACCTTGAGAACCAGTTGCACCAACAGCGCCCTGCGCCCCAACATCACCCTGAGCACCTTGAGGACCCTGAGCACCTTGAACACCAGTTGCACCAACAGCACCCTGCGCACCATGCGCACCTTGAGCACCTTGTGGTCCCTGCGAACCTTGAACACCAGTCGGACCTTGAGCACCTTGTGGCCCAATAGAACCAACAGAACCAACAACCGTCACCGACTGCGCCTGCTCCTGAACCGTCACATTGACATCATCCTCAGCAACAACAACCGTGTTGTTTGATTCGACCACCGTAACGGCTGTCGTGGTGTCCTGCGCCATCAGCGAGTCACCTCACCTCGCAACTCGAACGTGCCTTGCACGAGGCGAGTCACGACCGAACCAGAAACCAATTCCAAATCATAAACATACGTTTTGGCGTCAATCGCAGCCATAGCCGTAGCAGCAACACTCAAGTCAATCGTTCCAGCAGTACCCCCCAGAACAATCCGATTGTTTTCTGTTGTCAACTCCAACACCGCAGCGCCAGACGCATCAACAGACTGACGCAACTGCATACGAGCCGTATAACCCGTCAAATTCACTACAGACCCAGCAGAATCTTTCCACGTCAACTGACGAGTGAACGTCGCCCCCTGATCGGCGGTGATGTTGTAGATACCGGCAGGTGCAGACATCACTCAACCTCATAGACGCTAGAAGGGGCAATCGGGTTGATAGCGGCCACCGGCTGCAATGCAGCAGTCGGAACACCCGTGTGTTCAATGTCTGGCATGTCAAGAGCTTTCAACACGGCAGCAGGTTGGAAACCTGATGCGATGAGACGTTGTGCGATAGCCGATTTGCGATCCAAGTCAGCAAGGTTCGCAGCCGTGATGTCAATGTTCGTCAACGGGACTCGATACACATCGCCACCCTCAATCGGGGTCATGTCCTCAAATCGGCGCACATCATTCACCGACATATAGCCGTTATTCAAGCCCGACTGGTAGGAGGCGTTGCGTGCTGCGATATCACCACGCAGAAGACCTGCGGTGGAGAATCGGATGAACGCACGACCAGCCAACAACACGCTGTATTCGGATTCAACCTTCGCCAAAATTGGGGTCAACGAATGAACCAAGAACGACAAGTTGTTCGCCTCAACCGACGCATACGACATCGCACCTGGTGTCGTGACACCAATCATCGACGGTGGGACACGGAAGATTCTGGCAATCTCCTCAACAGCGAACTGTCGAGACTCAATGAACTGAGACTCGTTCGGCGGCACACCAGTCTTCTCAAACGTGGCACCACCAAACAAGATGCCGGGACGATGCGCACGACGCAAACCCTTGTGCCCATCCTCAAACGCATCCACAAGATTCTTGGCCTGCTCACGAGACAAGTTCCCAGGGAACTGAATGATGCCAGAAGTGTTCGACCCCTGACCAAAGAAACGGGAAGCAAACTCTTCCAACGCTCGTGCCAAACCGAGGTTCTCTTTCATCAAGTCAATGCGTGATTTTCCACGCAACTCACCCGGCAAAGTCAAGTCACGGATATGAATCATGTCCACATCCTCAATGCGGTCACGAGCCTCATAGACGTAAAAGAGGCGCCCGTTGTTATCTCGACGAATCTCCACCACCTGCGGATTCAACACCGACAACGCCAACACTTCACCATCCTCATCACGAATGATGCGAGTGAACGAGTTGCCATTCAGCAACAGCGAAACAATCACCTGCTGAAAGTGATCCTCTTTCGTCACCCCAATATCGGGTGCGTCAAGCCACGCAGGTCGTGGACGATACTGAAGACGCACACCCTCCTGGCGAATATAGGCATCAACTGGCAAAGTGGAAATCGTGTCGGCAATCAGACGCACACACGCATAGACCGTCCCAATTTTGATGGAATCGTCCTGCGTGACATAGACACCAGAGTTCGTCGTGAACGTGTACCCGTCACCGAGAGCGAACAACGACTGGAACGAAATCGCACGTTCCTCCTCATTGCCACCACGGCCAACTAGACGGTCAACAATCACTTCTTATCATCCTTAGTGATTCGAGCCAAACTCCACGCAGACACAAACGCAGCAACACCAATCACAGCAAACCCCAACGCCGGTGCCACCAACCATCCTGCAACCACAAGACATACCAATCCAATCAGCTCCAGCCATAAAACTTTCATCCCAGCCTCCTATCGTAGTTGAACCAGCCTACTCACACCACGAAGAACCCAGGCTCCGCCACAGGTTCAGGTGTCGTAGTAGCACGATCCGACGCCATCGCCAACGCAATCACAGCGTCAATCTTCCGCTTCGACTTGCCTTTCGACAACGTCCAACCATTGTCCTTCATCCGTTGCGCAGCCGACAACACCTGGTCGGTGAACAACGGATTCCCATCATGCGCAAGTTTTTGATTCACAATCAACTCATACAAATTCCCACACGCAGGAACCATGCGCTGCGGAGACTGCGGAAACTCCACCATCGGAAACCCATCCTCAGCCAACGCCTCAGCAGTCCTCTGAAAAAACGCTGGGTCAAACGCAATCTCCTGCAAGTCATACTGTTGCGCAACCTCACGCAAATACGACTCCACCGCAGACACATCCAACACACCACCCTCCGGCAACCAAATCTTCGCCCGAGCCACCAACTTCCCCTCAACATGCTGAACCAACACCACCGCCGTCGTGTCACGCTTCAATGCCATATCAACCCCAACCCACGTCGCAGCACCAGGCACAAGCTCCAACGTCGAACGACACAACTCCCAAGCACCCTGCGGCAACCACGAATCAGCAGCCGTCCGCACCCACTGATTCAGACGGTACCTACGCACGCTCACTTCGGAGGTTTGACGCACCGCAATCTCCATATCCTCCGGGTCAAGCAAACCCTCAGCCAAATTCGGATTCGCCTCCAACCACGCCTGCCGATCATTCAAGTCACAACCCTCAGCAGCCTCCCACCACCAAAACCCAAACGTCTCATCCTCAATTTCACCACGACACACCTTCTGGCCGTAGCCATACAACAACCCACAAATACTCGTCAGGTCATACCCGGCAGTCGTAATCGCCACAATCTGCGGATCACGACGAGCACCCGAACCCAATGTCAACGCATCCCAAAGTTCTGAGTTCGGTTGAACATGCAACTCATCAAACACCACCGTTGACGGATTCAGACCTTGCTGGAGTTTTGCGTCACTACTCAACACTCGATACACGCTGTGCGTCGAAGGCACCTCAATCGCGTCCCGATACACCTTGCAAATCCCAGACAACGCAGGCGACTGCTGCACCTGCCACTTCGCCTCATCAAACACCACACGAGCCTGACGCCTATCACCAGCAGCTGAATACACCTCAGCCCCATGCTCACCCTCAATCAACCCATACAACGCAATGAGAGACCCAATCAACGACTTCCCGTTCTTACGACCCAACCCAATCACCGAACGCTTATAACGCAACAGGCCGTCATTACGACGCTCAAACAAATTGTCAATCAAACTCTTCTGCCACGGCGTCAACACCAACGGCTCACCAGCACGAATCCCCTTGGATACATGCATAAACGTCTCCGCAAAATCGGCGACCTTATGACCCTCAGTCTTCGGATACTTCCACGGAGTCGACCACCTTGGTGTTGCGACGACGGAATTGGTCAAGCTCATTAGCAACCCTTATCTCGGCGAGACCAAGACGAGCCCGGTCAGACGGTGTGAACCCCAACAACGATAGCCACGCCGTGATCTGCGCATTGAGCTCCCCCTTCTGCTTGATAAGCGGATGGGTGACCAACTGACCGTTCGCCGTCTCATAAAACCAGCGTGACACATCCGAACCCTGCCACTGCTCAATCAACGCCACCTGCTCAATAGCCGCACACAACTTCTGCACCAACGCCGAGTCATGCTTCTCCGACAGATGCCGACGGCCTGCATCCCAGAACAACGTCCAATGAGCCCGCCCATACTCCCCCAACGACACCGGGGCAGGAGGCAGATCGTCGAGGCTGACCGTTGCCAGGGCGAACTCCGGCACCGGCATGGCAGACAGACCGTTACGAATCCTGGCGCCACGCAACCGTTTCTTCTCAATCGGTTCGGCCTTGCGGCCTCCGCCGGTTCCTGTTCGTGGCTTGGGCACGCAACGAGCCTAGGCGGTAGGGCGCAACCTACCGTGCGTCCATTGCGCACGGCATGGGTCATTTTCGGCTACCCCCGCCCAGATTTTGGGGCACCCCCGTTGATGCCGGGGTGGGGTCAGCGTCGTTGGTCTCGTGCGCCTCGACTGGAGTTGCAACTTCGATGGGCTGCTGCGAGGACGTCGGACTCGGGGCCGAAGACGTGGTCGGCTGTCCAGGGGTCGTCGGGGCGTGGGCCTTCGCCGCAGATCCAGCAGTGGGTTGCGGTGTCTCTGACTAGGCGGGCTCGTTCTGGGTAGTCGCCTCGGTAGTGAGGTCGTGAGGCGTTGCGGATGGCTTGTTGTTTGCCGGTGCAGGTTGGGCACCTGGTGGGTTGGGTGGTGAGTCGTCGGCAGTTGATGCAGGGGCGACGAATGGGCATAGAGCTTGTATTGAAGTTAGTGCGTTTGTTCTTTATTTGTGTGGGGACGAGGGATGGGACATGTGTGTAACTACGTTACACACACATGTCCCCTTATCCACCAACGGTTTCAGATTGGTGTCCCCGTGTCATGTCCCCGATTCGGGGACATCATTCGAGGGGGTCTCGGAGCCTGTTTTGGGCGATGGCTCGCAGGGCCTTGGACCATTTGGAGTTCTTGGCTTTGATGCCTCGTGCCCTGGCTTCGTCTCTGAACTTGAGGGTGTCTTCCTGTTTCATGCCGGGCTTCAATTCGGGGAAGGCTGTGAGGATGCGTCGGGCGAGGTCGTAGGTGTCTTGGGTGAAGGTTTCTTGGGTTTCTTTGAGTCGGATGGGGTTGTAGTCGTCTTCGAGTTGTTCTTCGACGAGTTCTATTTCGTTGGGTGCCCAGCCGATGCGTGAGAAGATGCGGGTGAGTTTGATGGTGTGACCGTCTCGTTGGAGGTGGTAGACGATGTCGACGTCGTCGTTTTTGGCGCTGGATCCTCGTTGGCCTTGGGTTTTGCCTTTGTCTTTGCCTGCGTGGTCGGTGCGGAGGAGGGCGATGCCTGCGGCTTTGAGGGCGAGTCCTGTGGTGCGTGCGAATTCTCTGTAGGTGTCGGCTGAGTTTTCTTCGCCTTGTACGGCTCGTCCGGTGGTGTCGATGACGACGACCTGGGCTTGGGTGAGCTCTACGAGTTTCATGACGGCGGCTGCGCCTTCGTAGGTGTTGAGTGGGGGGAGTGAGGGGATGAGGGCGTAGTGGAGGTGGGTGAGGTTGTCTTCTCGGGTGTAGCCGAGGTTGTCGAGGCGTTCGAGGAGGTCGGAGGAGGTCATTTCGTAGTCGAGGTAGAGGACGTGGGTTGGGGGTTGGGCTGGGCGTCCGAAGATGGGTTTGCCTGTGGCGAGGGCTGCGGTGCAGGCGAGGGCGATGTAGCTTTTGCCTTCTTTGCTGACGGCGAAGAGGGCGGTTTGTCGACCTCGGGCGATGAGTGGGTAGGCGATCCAGTCTTCGGCTTTGTGGTCTTGGTTCCAGAAGTCTTGCCAGTTGATGAGTTGTGAGAGGAGTTCGTCGGGTGTGCTGGTGGTGGTGTTGGGGTTGGTGTTGAGGTATTGGGCTGCTGCTTGTTTCCAGGAGCCTTGGTGGTGGCGTTGGGCGTGGTAGCCGAATTTGCTGTAGCCGCCTTCGGGGACGGGTGCGTTGCTGCTGAAGACGATGAGGGCGTCGTTGTTGTTGTGGTTGAGGCTGGCGGAGATGCCGGTGGTTTTGCCTGGTCGTCGCCAGTATTCGGTGCCGTCTTGGCCTTGGTAGACGTAGGTCCAGCCGTCTTGGGTGAGGATGGTGTTCCAGTGGTGTTGGTTGTTGTA